AACGAAGAGGGACAGGCAATGCTTGAAAAAGCAATTGACATTCCTGAGCTTACGCCCAAGATCCTTCGTGGAGTCGTGCATTCCAAGGCTCCAAACAGAAGTTACCTGTATGTCTACATTAAGGAAATCAAAAAGAAAGTACCAGTGGTTATTCCAAGGAAACTTGAGAATCATTTACTTCCTGGAAAGAATGTAAACGTAGAAGTTATTACTGACGACGTAGGTACATCTTATCGCTATGTTAAATAAAAATGGAAGAGGATGACATAACTTTAGATCCAAAATGGATCGACGAGCAAGTAAACAGACTTGCTGGCTGGGAGTACCTAAATCGTTATGTCAGGCATCAGATTGACAAACCAATGCGTCCACAGGAATTATGTGATAAAATTGGAGTTTACAAGGGACATATCCACGACATAAGTAAATCAGTAAAAAAACAATTAAATGCAAAATAAATCTACCTTTGAAGCTTTGACGTACGTTGAGGATTCGCCAGACATTCCAGCTTTACGCAATGCCTACGACCAAACCGTCAATGAATTAGAAGCTTATTTTGATTTATGCCGTACTAGTTACGATGACCGCCGCAACTGGTGGCCAGGCAAAAGCCGTGATCACCGCAAGCATGGAGCAGATGCTTTCCCTTGGGAGGGAGCATCAGACACAGAGAGCCACGTTATTGACGAGCGTATTACCCGACTGGTATCTTTGTTTGTATCTTCATTGAATCGCTCAAACATTCGTGCCTATCCAGTGGAGTCCAATGACGTTGCACGTGCAGAGATTGTATCTTCATTCCTGAAGTGGATGGTAACCAGTGGTTACATCCCTCGTTACAAGCGTGAAATGGAACTAGGTGCTAACTACTTACTAGAGCGTGGTCTACTTATTACTTACGTGGGCTGGCACTCAGAGGACCGCCAGTTCCTACAGAAGCTTACGCTTCAACAGATTGCTGAGCTTGACCCAAATATTTTCGGGGCTGTGCAGTCAGGAGAGAATGATGATGAACTAGTGTTCATGCTTCAGAATATCTTTGACGGAGTAACAGATAAGCGAGCAAAGAAAGCACTCAAGGATCTACGCAAGTTCGGGGAAGCAGAGCTTCCTACAGTTCGCCGTCAGATTGACGCACCAGAGATTAAGACACTGGCACCAGACGGGGATTTCTTCTTCCCTGCTTATGTTACAGATCCGCAGCGTGCACCTTACTGCTTTTGGAAAACTTTTTATACGGCTCAAGAACTAGAGAACAAGGTAGCAACCGCAGGATGGGACCCTGATTTTGTTGAATATATTATCGAGCACTTTCGTGGTGTTAATATAGATAGTGTAGAAAGAGAACAGGAAGGCCGCCGCAGTACTAGCTTGACCGATAACGCCTACGAGGCAAATGAACTAATAGAAATCGTGTATGCGTACCAGCGGTTGGTCGATCCTGAAGATGGTTCAGAGGGTATCTACTGCACTGTGTTTCATAAGGATTACAGCGGTGATAACAATGAGGCACCTGCATACGCCAAGCGTGAACTGCTTAACGGCTATGAGGACTACCCAGTTGTAGTTACAAAGCTGTCAGAAGACAGCAAGCGTCTATATGATACAACTACAGTTCCAGATATCTTACGTGGTATCCAAAACCAAGTAAAGGTAGAGCGTGACTCTCGAATTGACAGGAATAGTCTAGCTACACTTCCTCCTATCCTGCACCCAGTAGGACAGGCACCAAGTGACTGGGGTCCAGGTCGTATGATTCCTTATCGCCGTAAGGGTGATCTGGACTTTGCTCCTACACCTCCGCCTCCTGTTGGCTCAATTGAAATCGAGCAAACCCTAGAGGCCCTGGCTGATCGCCTAGTCGGACTAGATGAAACCGATCAAATCTCTAGCGTACGCAAGCAGTTCTTGGTAGACAAGTTTTTGCAGCACAATGCAGAGGTTATGCGTATGGCATATCGCTGCTTCCAACGTTTTGGACCAGACGAAGTATTCTTCCGTGTAACTGGTATCCCTGATCCACAAGTAATGGACCGAGGCGACCCTGATGCAAACTTTGATATTACTATTAACTACGATGTACTTAACACAGATCCTAAGTCGCAGGAAGTTAAGTTAGCTCAGATGACTGCACTACTGCAACTGGATCGCAATGGTCGTATTGACGTAGATAAACTACTATCGGTAATGGCTGGAGCCATTGACCCAATCCTAGCGGATTCTGTTTTGACTCCTGTAGAGGACGCACAGCAGCAGGTAGTCAAGGACGTAACCGATGACCTCACTAAGATCTATGCTGGCATTGAAATGCCTGCACGTCCAAGTGGTGGTCAGATTGCAATGCAAGTCCTTGAGCAGTACGGTCAGCAGCCTGACATCCAAGAAAAGCTACAGAGTGACGAAGCCTTTGCTGGTCGTCTGCAGAAGTACGCAGGGCAGTATCAGTTCCAGATGCAACAAATGCAAAATGCTGAGATTGGCCGCATCGGTACAACTCCAGCACAAATGGGAGAAGTGGGCACCCAGGATATGCCACAATACTAATATGACTATTGAAGAAGACATCGAACATCTAAAGCGGCACGATTCGTTTAACCGCTTAATTGATTTCATCAAGCTTATGCGTGAAGAGTGCATTTCTGATATGCATGAAGTGCCGACCGATAAGCTACAGCAATTATCAGGTCGCATCCTAAGCTACGATCAGATTATTGCAATGTCTAGTTGGGCAGAGACTTCGTCCAGTGAATAATTTCATAGCATACATTTAGTATGCTATAATGCAAAACATAGCTATCGCTCAGCGTTGAAGAGTGGAAATATATGAATACAGAAGTCACAACGGGAATCGCTGAACCCGACAATACTACAGTGGAAAAGACAAATATCACAGCGGAGGATTTTGCGATCCAACGCTTAGGGCAACCAACGCCTCAACCAGAAGAGCAAGAAGCTCCCGAGGTTGAAGAAGAGGTTACCGACGAAATTGCTAACGAGGAAGCAGAAGAAGTTGAGGAATCAGTAGAAGATACTGAAGACGAAACTCCAGAAGCTGAATCAGATGAGCAAGTTCTTTCTCAGATTGATTTAGATGATATGTCCGAAGGGGAACTGCGGGAACTAGCTGATAAGCTAGGCAGCCGTGCAGTAGCTCGCTTTGGAGAACTCACAGCTAAACGTAAGGCAGCAGAAGAAAAGCTTCAACAAATTGAAGCCCGACTTTCTGCCGAGCAAAACAATCCGCTTGCACCAAAGAAAGAAGTTACCAATAATCCATTTGCTAATGTAGAAACCCTTGAGGATCTACAATCTAAAGCAACGGATGCTAGTAACGTTATTGAATGGGCAGAGGACATTATGTTCAATGCAGACGGATATGAAGCTGATGACGTAGTCACAGAAGTTGAAGGTAAAGAAATGACTAAGGCCGATGTCCGCAATGCTTTATTGCAGGCACGTAAAGCCCGTGACAAGTTCCTACCTGATCGCCTCGAAAAGATCCAAGCTATAGAGCAAAGCAAACAGATGCAGGAGCACTTAACTGCTCAAGCTGAAGCTGAGCTTCCTTGGTTACAGGGCGAAGACAACGATACACGGCGTGAGTACCAAGCTATTATGGGTGACCCTAGGGTTGATACATTAATGGCTAACCTTCCGCCTGACGTTAAAGCACAAATGCCTTACCTGTTAGCGCACGCCGCTAATAGCATCTATGGTCGAAAAGCTGTAAAGAGTACAAAGTCTAATGTAAGACTTAACCCTAGCAGTAATTCTACACCTAGTGCTGCTGGTTCGGAAAAACCTGCTAGTCGTACAAGTAAATCAATCAAGAACTTAAGTGCTCAGTTTAAGCAATCAGGTGATAAGAGTGACTTCATTACTCTCAGAACACTTCAATTACAAAACCGATAAATTAAATACTAAAATATTATGGCATTCTCAAATACATTCGACACCACTAATCCTGGTTCCGCTGTTTCTAATCGTGAAGACCTTACAGATGTACTTACCATCTTGGCTCCCGAAGAAACTCCCGTTCTATCATCTGCTTCTAAGAAACGCTCTAGTGCTACTTTCACTGAGTGGACCGTAGACGCTCTTTCTGCTCCTAGCACTGCTGGTGTAGACGAAGGTGCAGACGTTACTACATTCACCGATCAGTTCGCTGGACGTGCTCGTCTTGGTAACTACGTTCAAAAGTTTCGTCGTGACTTCCGTGTTTCGGATCTCCAAGAAGCTGTTGACTCCGTTGGCCCAGCCAAGGTTGCACAAGCTGAAGCTAAAGCCATTCGTGAGCTTAAGCGTGACGTAGAAGCTACCTTAATTGGTACACAAGATCGCAGCATTGAAAACGGTGCTGGTACACCTTACGGCCTTCGTGGCCTTGGTGACTGGATTGATTCCGCTGGTCCTGCTGACGTTCCTGCGAACTTCCGTACTCCTGCGTCTTCGATCTACGACATCAGCACACAAGGTGCATTTGGTGAAGCAGCTCTTAACGACATGATCTCTTCGATCTATCGTGAAACTGGTAGCACCAACAACCTTATGCTTGTTGCTGACACTGGTCTTCGTCGTACGATTGCTGACTTCGCTCGTGTATCTGCTGGAGCAACTGAAAACATCCGTGCTGTCAACTACGATGGTAACAAGGCTGAGATCAAACTCTCTGTCGAGCTTTACCAAAGCGACCACGGTATCGTATCTATCGTCAACATGAACCCAGATACTGCTCCTGCTACACTTGCAGGCGGTACTGACTACAACGATGGTTACCTTATTAACCCTGAGTACTACGGTGTACACGAGCTGATCCCTATGGGTTCTAGCCGTCTGCCTAATCTCGGTGGTGGTGAGCGTGGATTTTGTGATTGCACTTTGACCTTGGGTGTTTACCATCCACAGGCTCACGGTAAGATCACTCAGTAATCCTGATTAAATTTCAGGGGAGGGGCTGGTCCGATCCCAGCTCCTCCCTTTTTTTAATTTTACTATTGTAATATGGAAATAATCACAAAAGAAACTACCTTCTCTGATGCTGAGCTAGATGCTGCATTTATGGACGAAATCAAGAATGGATTTGCTTTAGAGAAACAGACTGAAGCTGCCCGTGTCAATCAGGCTCGTAAAGAAGCTACAGCAGAAAAAGGCAAGGTGCACCCTGTGCTAGGACGTTGCGTTGCAACTATTCCGCACCGTGAATACTTCCGACTTATTAAAAAATATGGACAAGAGACAGTGCACTCTAAGGAGTTCCTGACTTATTTCCAAAAGAATTTCTCAGACCTTACGCCGAACAAGCTATAATGCAGACAAAAACCTACAGCGATCTATATAATTTAGTGCAAGCACTTTCGGGTGTAGGTAGCTTCACAACAGAAGAGAAGCTTAATATTTTACAGTTCGTCAATCGACGAGCATTTGAAGCATATCGGACTAGCCCTAGTTGGCCTCGATACCTAGTAATTGGAGAAGAACGTACACTTGGTGCAGATGGACTTGTACCTTATGCACAGACTGGCCTTGATACTATTTCTGACTTTCAGCGTATCTATCGTAGTCAACCCTTCCTGCGGAACTCAGTGCTAGAGTACGAGTTCTATGTTGATTCAAACGGAGCGCATATCCTAAATATAGTTACAACGGACTCAACGTCTGCATTTGTAAACTATCAAAAGGAACTACCTACCTTTACCGAGGAATCCACAGATATTCCTTATGAGTTTTTCTTCTACTTAGCTCACGCTACCTATGCTGACTTCCTTCGTATGGATGGCCAGACTGACAAGGCTATGACGGAAGAACAAGTTGCGGGAACTTACCTTGCCTTAGAGCTAGAGAAGATTGACCTGCGCTCAAATAACAATACAATTAATCAAAAGTTTTCAACTTACGTAAACCGTCAATCAAGATAGCACCTGTGCTATAATACAATTATGAGTTCATCTAGAAACAATACCCTTGAATTTTCCTCAGTAGGATCAGACATCCTTGAAGCTGCTGATGCAGTAACTGGTAAACGCTATGGAGCGTTGCAAATCTTAAATGACACTGTGTTCGGTGCTTTGGTTGCATCCAACATTGATGGGACAGCTAAGCTAGTTGGACCAACCTTTGCTGCTGGAACAATCCTTTATGGAGCATTCAGTGAAGTAACAGTAACAACTGGTCTAGTAGCAGCGCACAAATACTAGTATGCACCTGAGCCTAAATAATAGCTTAGGCAAATGGATATTGCCTAAAGAGCCAGCACCGTTCTCGCCAGAGGCAACAAACTACTTTAGCCGCCTGGACGCAGCA